ACTAAGTATAATATATATTATTTATTAATATTATATTATTATATTTCAAAGATTTAAAGGATAGAGATAGAAAGTTGATCAATCTCTATCCTTACTATGTATCTTTACCGCGGATTTATATCGCGAATTACAATAAGAGCACCGTCGCGTGTGATGGTGGTAAATTTCCAACCTCTGGTTCTCGCAAAGGCGTGGACATATACCTGAGCTTTTCTTCTAAGATCAGCGTCTTGAAACATAACCTGTTCACCAATAATCATGGAAGCAAATGGCCAGCTATATTTTGCTGGTATCATTTCTTTAACTCCCTTTAATTTCATTGGAGCTTTCTTTATGACCATTTCTGGCGTATAGAGCGTTGACTTTACCATGTAATTGTCCTTTCATTTGTTGTTCGTAATTATATATATAAATTCACGGAAGATGTAAATGGGACGACCGCCGGGCGGAATAATGACGCAAGCACAAAAGGTCCACATCTGTGAGCAAATCGCAGATGGTAGGTCTTTGAGCTTAATTGTAAAAGACCCTGAGATCGATGGCATCAATGTGCGGACTGTGAACCGAGAATTGAACCGCGATTCGTTCTTTTTGTCTGAATATGCCCGCGCGCGCGAGGCTTCAATCGAGATAAAACTGTCGGAAACGGAAGATATTATCCTCGGCCGTGGCGAGTTCGAGAACGTCGACTTCGAGCGCGCAAAGGAGTTGCTGAACGATCGGCGCTGGCATGCGATCCGGCTGGCGCGCTTCCGTTATGGCGACAAGATCGACGTGCAGGCGACCGTAAAGCAGGTCGAGGGAAAGGTCATCGACGCAAAAGTGCTCGATGTGGATCAACTGCTTGCCATCCGGCAGGCGCTACAAATTGCCGCAGGGGGCGAGGATGGCTACGAAGAAGACAAAGACTATGAGTACGAAGGACAAGATGATACAGGCGAGGATGAAGGCCTTGCAGAAGATTAAGATGATGGACGTGTATCGGGAGCGCCCGCCAGTGACGCTGCCTAAATTTTCATGGGATAAGGAAAAAGAAAATGATTTTAACGGAAATGGCAGAGACGCTAGAAAAGGCGTTGGCAAAGATTAAAGAACTTGAGCTTCTGGTGGCCGTTCGCGTCCCGCGCAGGGACTACGACGCGATCGTCAAGAGCATGTCGGTGTGTCAGAACACGATTGAGAACCTGATGGTGGCCCTGTTCAAGATCAAGCCAAAGAGCCAAGAAGTCGCCGACGCCCGCGATATCCTGCAGTATCTCGAGCACCTGATTCAGAACAATATCCCGATGCAGGACGAAGCTTGGATTGCCCGCGAGAAAGCCCGCATCGATATGATCAAAGCCGAGCGCATGAAACGGCCAGCCAAAATGCTGGGCGAGAGGGCAGCGTTCGAGGATAGCTTCGAAAACATAAAAAAGGTCAAAGGAACCGTCAGGAAGGATTACAAACCTTGACCCTGATCCCCGTCGATGGCGAGATGATCAATGTTGAGGCGTCTCTGCACGACATCAACAAGGAGCTGTGCGAGAAATCCCTCGTGGAGTTCATCAAGCAGGCGTGGCACGTCATCGAGCCCGGACAAGAATATATCCACAATTGGCACATCGACGCTATCGCCAAACACCTAACCGCCATTACCAACGGCATGATGATAGATGATGAGCAAGCTTACAATCGCCTGCTGATCAACGTCCCGCCGGGCGCGATGAAGTCCCTTCTGGTCTCCGTCCTGTGGCCGGCATGGGAATGGGGGCCGCGGAACATGCCCTACCTGCGGTATGTTTGCGCCTCGCATGCTATGAACCTCGCCATCCGCGATTCGACCAAGATGCGGCGATTGGTGACATCTGAATGGTATCAGGGCTTCTGGGGCGACCGCGTCACGATCACGGGCGACCAGAACGAGAAGATCAAGTACGAAACGACCGCTTCCGGTTTCCGGCAGGCGGTTGCCATGACGGGCATGACAGGTGCCCGCGGCGACCGCGTGATCATCGACGACCCGCACTCGGTGGCCAGCGCCGCCTCGGAGGCAGAGCGCAACACCACGATCGAAACGTTTGAGCAGGCGATCCCAACGCGCCTGAACAACCCGGCGACCTCGGCCATTATCGTGATCATGCAGCGCCTGCACGAAGAAGATGTGTCCGGCGTGATCCTTGAAAAGCAGTTGGGCTATGACCACATCATGATCCCGATGGAGTACGACCCCGATCGTGCCGTGCCGACCATGCTAGGCTGGAAAGACCCTCGGTGGCAGAAAGGTCAGCTCTTCTTCCCTAAACGGTTCCCTCGGCACGTCGTCGAGCGCGACAAGCGGATCATGGGTAAGTACGCCGCGTCCGGCCAGTTTCAACAGCTGCCTACCCCAGAGGACGGCGGTATTATCAAGCGAAAGCATTGGAACCTGTGGGAAGATGAGAAGTACCCACCGTTTGACTTCATCATCGCGTCACTCGACACGGCTATGACCGAGAAGAAAGAGAACGACCCGTCAGCCATGACGGTCTGGGGCGTCTGGACCGACGATCCCAAGACCCACGCGACCCGCATGCTGAACCGCGACGGGCACATGACGCACATTGTACGTACATATGACGAGCGGGAGGTGCCGCCCCGTATCATGATGATGCATGCATGGTCGAAGCACCTTGAGATGCCCGAGCTGGTCACAGAGGTGGCGCAGACGTGCCTTCGGTGGAAAGTTTCGACTTTACTTATAGAAAACAAGACCGTAGGCCTACCAGTTGCGCGGGAGCTGCGAAGGATGTATTCTGGTAGGAACTTTGGCGTTCAGTTGGAAGACCCCGGCTCGATCGACAAGATGGCTAGGCTCTACTCGGTGCAGCACCTATTTGAAGAGGGGCTGGTGTACTGCCCCGACAAAGCATGGGCCGACGAGGTCATAAACCAGTGCATGCGGTTCCCGAAAGCCAAGCATGACGATCTGGTGGACACGGTCTCGATGGCGATGCGGTATCTCAGGCGGACGGGCTTCGCGCTCCGTCAAGACGAGGTGCAGCAGGACTACGAGGACAGCAGGCAACATCTGGGCAAACCGCCCGAACCACTCTACGGGATTTAATTCATGGCCCTTGTCGCAAACCCTAATATCCGCCTTCAGGATGACGAACAGACACCGTTTGACGGCGAGGATATTTCGGTAGAGCTGGCCGACGATGAGGGTCCGCGGCAGGACATCGACGAGCACGGCAACGTGATGTCGATCGAATTATCAGATGGGTCAATCACATTTTCCTTGGACGGGCAGCCTCTCGAGCGGGCCAAGGGCAGGGAGACCGGATGGTTCGACAATCTGGTGGAAGAGATAGATCAGGCCGAGCTGGCGAGTATCGCCCACGATCTGATGAAGGGCGTACAGGATGACCTCGACAGTCGCAAAGAGTGGATCGAAGACCGAGCCCAAGGCATCAAGCTTTTGGGCCTCAAGGTGGAAATTCCCGGCTTGGCAGGTGCAGCGGACGGCGCACCCGTTGAAGGTATGTCACGCGTTCGGCACCCGCTCCTGCTCGAGGCAGTGCTACGGTTCCAAGCCAACGCTCGGTCAGAACTATTGCCTACGGATGGACCCGTAAAAATTAGGGAGGATAACAATAATGCTACCCTCCAGTCCGACCAGCTTGCCAACGACCTCGAACAAGACCTTAACCACTACCTCACCGCCACTGCCAAAGAGTATTACCCTGATACCGACCGAATGCTCCTCATGCTGGGCTTTGGCGGGACGGCGTTCAAGAAGGTATATTTCTGTCCCCTACGCAACCGTCCAATTAGCGAAAGCGTTGACGCCGACGATTTGATCGTCAACAACTCGGCCACCGACCTGTCCAATGCCAAGCGTATCACGCACCGCATTTACATGAAGTCGTCAACGGTGAAGCGGATGCAAATCCTCGGCGTATACCGTGACATTGACCTGTCCGACCCGAAAATGATCAAGTGGGATGCGGCCCAACGCGAGAAGATGGCGCAGCAGGGTATTACCAGCGAAAGCTATAACCCAAGCGATCGGGATCGTGAGATTTATGAAATCTACTGCGAGTTGGATATCAAGGGCTTTGAGCACACCAAGCGCGGAAAGCAGACGGGCCTTGATATCCCGTATCGTGTAACCATTGACGCATCGACGCATGAAATCTTGTCGATCGTAAGGAATTATGATGAAGATACTAAGGACTTACCTGAAGCGAGAAGCAATTTTGTCAAGTACACATTTGTACCGGGGATGGGCTTTTATGATCTGGGTCTCCTGCACATCCTAGGCAACACGACCAACGCGCTGACCGCTGCTTGGCGCGAAATGCTTGATGCTGGTATGTATGCCAACTTCCCCGGCTTCCTGTACGCCGACACGGGCGCGCGGCAGAATACCAATATTTTCCGTGTACCACCCGGCGGTGGTGCATTGGTCAAGACTGGCGGCATGCCGATCAGCCAAGCCGTGATGCCTTTGCCGTACAAAGACGTCGGCGCGGGCCTCATGTCGCTAGTCGAGAATATCAATCAGACGGGTATGCGGGTTGGCGGCACGGCCGAGCAGGCAGTAGGTGAAGGCAAGCAGGACGCGCCGGTTGGCACGACGATTGCGCTGATTGATCAGGCCACCAAGGTGCTAAACTCGGTTCACAAACGCATGCATTCGGCGCAAGCAGAAGAGTTTGAGTTGTTAGTGCGCTGTTTTCGCGAAAACCCCGATTCATTCTGGCAGCAGAACAAACGGCCGGCCCGTAAGTGGGACGAGGAAACGTTTCTCCGCGCGCTAGATCAGGTTGATCTGGTTCCGCAGGCCGACCCAAACACGGCGTCGCAGACCCAGCGTCTGATGAAAGTTGTGGCCTTAAAGCAAATACAGGCCCAGAACCCGTCGATGTATGATCCGATCGCGATTGACACCGCGGCGCTGCAGGCTGTCGGCTGGTCGAACCCAGAACAGTTTATGATCCCAGCCTCGGCACAGGGCACGCCTCCGCCAGAGATGCAGCAAAAAATGGCCGAACTGCAGATCAAGAAGCAGGACAGCGACACGAAGGCAAAGTTGGCACAAGGCAAGCTTGGCCTTGATCAGGCCAAGATACAACTTGATGCGGTTAAGGCGCAGCAAGGCGGCGTCGTTGCCGGCCCATCCGATCACGAGAAACAAGTCGACAGCATTGAGCTGATCATTAAGGAAAAGCTCGCCGACGCAAAGCTTATGGATAGCAAGCTAAAGGCAGCCCAGCTCGGCGCAGACATGAAGCGCGACCAGTTTGATGGAGAAATTAAGCGGGAAGACATGCTTGCGAAAGAACGTATTCAGATGGTTGACCTCGCGCAGAACATCGCGGTCCACCCAGAGAGCGAGCAGGTCGTCCGCAATCTCCTCGGCAACGTCATCCCAGCCATCACGAGTGTCAAACCATGAATGACGCGCTTCGCATTGCTAAGGAAGTAAAACCTATCGATATTAATAATCCAATGTCGGTATTTCCTAAACCACAACGCATGTTCCCAGAAGATGCCCCCGTCAAAGGTGGGCAATATTTGTCAATGCCAGACAAAACTGACATGACGGGACACAAAGCTGCTGCTGCATCTATTGGTGTAGTGCAAGGTGGTAAACCTTTTTTTACCGCATCTCGTGATGCTGTCGATGAAACGGGTACATCAGGCCGTGGCACTGCTATTGCAAAAACCAACCTATTTAAACAAAAGGCAGGTTGGAAATGGAAAGATGCTCCAGAAGGTCATGAAGATACCAACACAATTGTGTCGGTCGAACATCGTGGTAAACATCATTATGCATTGAACGCACACTTTCCAAAAGGTGTTGATCTAGCTCGTTATGAAGATTCGCCGTCTGAACCACGTCTTCGCCCAACAACACGCGGCAATGTAGAACTTGGTCCGCAAGCTGGTAGCATCCTTGTACGCGGCCGCGAACATCCTGTTTATCATCATGTAATTGTAAAAAGCGGCGGCGGAGATGTTGAAGGCTACTCCACCCGCGGAAAGGTGGCGCCGACCGAGGAGGAAATGAACGCGTTGGGTGAGCAGCTTGGCGAAGTTCGCGGCACCCGAGTGGGCCGGACAATTGGTAGATACCAAAATGCGCCGCATCAAGAAGCTGTACGTACAATGTACAACGACCTTCTTGGCCTTGCTAAAGAAGGCCAGCCCGGCCGCAAATGGTATGAAAACTCATCTAAGCGCATTCTACAATATTTCGGTGGCAACAAAGACGCTGCAGATAAGTTCGCGCAACTTATTGCTATTTATAGCCCACAAACAACGGTTCCAATTAATACCAGCAACGCCATCAAAGCATACAATCGCGCGATGTCTGGGCATCAATTATGGAATGGTGACATTATTGATCGGGATCGCACGTTCAATACAATTGCTGAAGCCAACAAATATGCTCAATCATTGGGCGGTGGCAAAGCCGGTATTACTCGTGTTCCGCTTGACGATAGCGGAAAGCGTTATTTGATCGCTCGTCATAAGCCCGGCAGCTACGAAAATATTGCTACGGCCGATCGTGATCTTAAAGCTCATCTGTTAATGAACGAAGGTGTTCCATTTGAAGGTCGAAAGACCAACAATTTTTGGAATAATCTTATGGTTCACATTGATCCAAAGCGTTTGCAAGGGTCTACGCAAGACCTTTGGATGGCGCATGCGTTTGGTTTTCCAGATGTGGCCATCGGTTCGGGCGGTAAATATGATTTTATGGAGCAATTGACCCATAAATTGGCCGATCAATTAGGTTGGCGGCCACATCAGGTACAAGCCGCTATCTGGACGGCTATCAAAACACGCATGGAAGCCACTGCGAACGATGCTAAAAAAGCAGCCGTGGCGCATGGGATCGCCTCCATGGTCCCCGGCGACAAAGGTAAACCTATTTTTCAGGTTCATGACGGCCATGAAGACAATTTTGCCGAATTGCACCGAAATATGGCCCTTGGCCACCCGCTCACACGTCAGCAAATTGTCGATAATGCCAAAGATTTCTCGCATTTCTTGGACCAAAACCTTGCAAATGTGTCATGGGAATCCGCTCCAAGCAAACAAATCGCGCATTTGAATGGCATTGAGGACCTTTCGCCTGAAGCAAAAGCTGAATATCACGGCAGAATTTCACATGCGTTGCAAGACGACCATGGAAATGATTTGTTGGCCAAATATTTGGGCATTATGTCGCCGGGATCGGTCGATGCTCATGGATATTGGGAAGGTAAAACCAACCCTGTGACGCATTTGCAGGTAGGATCAACCCGTATTAAGGGCGCGGGTCAAAATCCTGCTATTGATGAGCCATCTAAAGACCTTATGGAAATTTATGCAGCAGCTAAGGGGCTTTTGCATAAGCAAGATGGCGTTGGATATCACCGCCCATTTTATAATCCAAAGGTAACCGAAGCTAATGGCATGGAGTATTCGTTTGATAACGACCTCACGCCAGAACATATTGAGCATCTTGGTAAGCAAATTGACCAACACGCTCCCGGAACAGGAATGATTCCTGTAAATCCTCGCACTGTGAGGATGTTAAATTTTTCTGATCAACAAGGTGATCAAAGGCTCTTCCATCAGGCTGTGGATAGTGTAGTATCTAAAGCTATTCCAGATACGCACTCGGCGACGTGGCGTACTTTTGGATCAGATGGTAATCTTGTTGGAAATGATTGGAAGGTAAATCCAAATGGCGAAGACTACATACGCAGGCTCCGTTCCGCCGGACGACCCGATGTTCTCAACTACGTATCAACTGTACTCGCCCCACGGGTCGAAGCGGTTGACGGCGCGTTCGCACAAAAGCACGGCCTCAAAACAGACCCAAAAATCGAGCAAGCAGTCCGCAACGCACACATCGAGCCACCAACACCGCCATCAGGGCCGGTAGGCGGCGGGTTCCGCCGTGGCGGTCGCACGGCATACAAAAAGGGCGGCAAGGTCGAGGGATCGATCTGGCATGCGCGTGATGCGTTTGATGAAGGCGGTGACGTCCGTGCGGGTGATAGCGTTGGCGGTCTACGCGGTGATACGGGCGGTTTTAGCGAGCATGACGTTGGCGAAGCACAAGGCGCCGTAAATGAGGCTACTGCTGCGGCGCAGGATGCTCGCCAAGGTTTGCAGCAAATGAACGAGGCGTTTGGTCCGGCACCACAAGGACCAGAGGCATCTGCGTTCCATGGCGGCGAACCACCGCCTGTAGCTGCCAATATCATGCCGCGCAGCACAACGCCGGGTGGTATATTGGCGGGGTCACAGCCACCTACGCCGGAATCCGGTGACTATAGCATCGTCAATGCGTTCTCCGCGCCGAAGCAAATGCCTGTTGGTATAACAGGAATTGGCGCGCCTGAATCCGGCATTAATATGCTGCAAACACCTGCACAGATGACATCGACAGTTAGCGCAGAAGCTGGCGCACCCCAAGGTGACCCAAACGATCCCGCAAGTTATTTCAAATTGCCGTCGACGCAGGTGGCGGAAGCTCCACAACATTACGAGCCTATGGCCAATAAGCTGCCCGACCTTACGGGCGTAACTGCGCCAGCTGGCAATGTGCAAACGGCGGCTTTGTCTGCTCCTACCGTGCAGCCTATGGCTCCGCATACTCTTACGCCGGATACGGCTCGCACCGATTTGACTGGTATAAGCGCGCCAGCTGGCAATATACAAATGTCTGCGTTGCCTACCCCAAATGTGCAGCCAAATGCGCCTCATACGCTTACACCAGACACTGCACGAATGGATTTGACGGGCGAAACAATGCCTACAGGGAATGTACAGGCATCCGCTCTATCTGCTCCTGCCGTGCAACCTATGGCTCCTCATTCGCTTACGCCAGATACTGCAACCGCGCCCCAGCCGTCTGTCTCGTCGGCATACACTGAAACTGCGCCATCGATCGCAAATCAGGTTAACGCCGCAATTCCTACGCCTATGAATGGCGTTCCAACACCACCAATTCCTTTGCGCGATTTGCAAGGTCCAAGTTGGGCAGAGGGTATTGCTGGCGTGTTTGGTTTAAACACCGAACAGCAATTTAATAAATTTAATCAACAATATTTAGACCAAGGATTACATCCATTAGATGCGTACAATAAAGCAATAAACGATATTCAAACCATGCGTGCCAATCTTGACACACCGCGGCATGGCAGCAAGACACAAAAGATACAAAAGTTAATGCCAGATGGAACTTATCAATGGGTAGATGCGCCATACAAAAGGGGTGGCGGAGTTCATAGTTCACAAATTGTAGATCATGTTCTCGCGAAATTTGGTGCGCAGTTGCCCGCGTCAAATCATCCCCTTTTTGGCAACACAGCGGGACGCCGCTAACAACTCTGGAGTACGTACTATGGAAGAATACAAGAAAGACGACCGTGGGCGGTCTAAGGCTAAACGCCTTACAATGAACGACCCACACACCAAGGTCGACAGTTCGACTTGGACCCCTGACGCAGCCGAAAACGCTGGCGTTAAAACCGGCGCACGTCCGCTTGTAAAGCGTCTTTACAAGAAGGGCGGCAAGGTTGTTGGCAAGCATGAGGGCAAAGATTCCGTCAAGCATGCTGGCCGTATGCCTCGTAAAGCTGGCGGTCGTACCGATAAATTAACCCCTGACAGCCTGATTAACCGCGACGTCCGCACGGCAAATGAAGTCCGTGAAGGCAAGAAGCACGAAGGCGCGTTTAAGAAGGGCGGCAAAGTCCACAAGCTCGGCGGCGGTATGGTTGGCGACAACCCATTGTCGGTGCAAGACCGCTCAATGGCCAAGGCCTCTGGCATGATGAAAAAAGGCGGCGCAGCCAAGAAACGTGCAGAAGGTGGCGATGCTATCGCTGATATGATCCGTCAGGACCAAATTGAGCAGGGCATGAAAGGCCGTGGTTTACCTGAGCGCGTTCCAATGCCTCCTCGTCGTCCGGCTGACAAGCCAATGACCCCACGCGATCCGATCCCTGCAGGCACCAATTTTGGCGCCAAAAAGGGTGGCAAGATCAAGCATCCCGACGAGAAAGCCGATCGTCAGTTGATCAAGTCCATGATTAAGCC